TATTTTGACACACTTCAACCTATGGGCGAATATCAAGTACGTAGCGGGGAAGTATGGTTAAATGTGTATGACCAGCACGGATACCAAGAAATTCACGATCACGCATTTCCTAATAGATCTTTTTCTTGTGCATATATGCTAGAACTACCAGACGAAAAAAATGCTGGCGGGGAACTGGTATTTGAAAATACTAATTTTCCTATTATACAATCATCGGGACTTAATAGAATTTTTAACGCATTTAATTATGAAAAATTTATTCCAGATGTGGCTAACGGGACGCTGGTAGTATTTCCTAGTTGGATTAAACATTATGTGTTGCCTAATAAAAGTTCTAGACCTAGAATTACCATCAGTGCTAATTTTACGGTCGAAGGAAGTTACAAATAATGTATCCTTGGATCGTTGAATTAAGACGTCATACCGAGTCTATTAAACATCTAGATAAAACATTATTTGAGCACTTGTGGGGCACATATTCTATTTTGAAAGAACGTGCTAAACCTGAGTACTTGTGTCTTGCAGGATTATTTCACTCCGTTTACGAAACAGAATACTTTAAATTAGATGCACCTTACTCACGAACTGAAGTTAAGGAATTAATAGGTGAACAAGCTGAAAACTTGGTGTATGAATTTTGTAATATTTCTCCAAGAACCAATAAATTAATTGAAAGAGACGGTGAGTGGACAGATAGTGTGTATGCAGATTTGTTAGATATAGAATTTGTAAACGCTATTGAGCAAGGTTATTATAACGACAGTATCAAAACTATTGAAGCTATTCGTAAACATTTGGTAATTAGGAACTAATATGCACAAATTATTAACAGATCTTGTACCAAAAAGTTATAGCGATACACTATTACAAGAATTTTCAAATTTTAAAGGCTGGCAATTTACAAACAGCGCAAGTAATGTTGGAAATAATTACGACATCAACGATACAAACATACTAGATAGCATACAATTTGTACACGGTGTGTATAATAATCAAATAGACAGTCCGCTATATCATTCAGTTGTGCCTGTTGTGTGGTTCCTTGAAAAAGAAACAGGTATAAAAATTAATAGAATTTTACGTATTAAGGTTAATTGCTTAACTAGAGACGGTAGTGAATTGAAATATAATCCTCCCCATGTTGATGTTGTTGAGCCAGGATGCATAAGTTTAATTTATTATATCAACGATAGTGACGGTGATACTATATTATTTGACAAAACAATTGATCAAGGATTTAATAATTTAAAAATTATAGAAAAAGTAACGCCAAGACAAGGTAGCGCATTTTTGATTCCTAGTAATCAGTTACACGCTAGCTCGTGTCCCCTAACTAATCACCAAAGATTAGTCATTAATTTTATTTTAGAACCGGAGAATAGTTAATGTTATATTTACAGCGCAGTGCCGCACCTTTAACAGAATTTGCACCAACATGGAACATACCGTTTTGGACTGCAAAGTATGATAAGTTAGAAGAAGTTGATATTATGCGAGCATGGATAATAAAAAATGAGCAGAAAATCATTGACAAGTATGCCGATATGCAAGGTCGTGGCAACGATGGCGGCACTGGGCTTGGCATGCAAAGCCTCACAGCACAATATTCCAAGTTTAATTTGTTTACGGAAACACAAGATATTCCTGAATTTCAAAGATTTTTTAAATTTTTGCGTAGCGAATACTCGGCATTTATGAAGGAACTACGCACAGAGGATCGTAAATGCAGTATATATTCATGGGCCAATGTAGTTAGACCCGGGCAGGACATTAAAAGACATAATCACGGCGGCTATCATTTTTCGTATTTGAGCGGTAATATGCATTTTGATGATTATAAAACAATAACAACTTACTATCATCCGTATGATATTATACAATATGATATGCCTAATGTTAAGGGCGGAGTGACTTTTTTTCCTAGTTACATATTTCATGGTGTAAATAGTCATACCGAGGACGGTAAACGTGTATCCATGGCGTTTGATATTTTTGATACAGCTCATTTAAAAAATGCTGATTTTAACTCAATTGAATTTTAATTATGTCTACAGTACCTGATAAAATGCGTTGCTCGCATATTTTACTAAGTTGGGAAGGTGCGAAACCTTGTACACATACTAGAGGCTTGCCTTTTGCCCTTGTCGAGGCCAAAATGTTGCTGGGAGAATTACAAAAAGGAACTATGACATGGAGTCAAGCAGTTAGAGGACATAGTGCCTGTGTGGCAACACCGTTTGGTACTGGCGACCTGGGATGGTTCCAACAACACGAAATCACTCCTGAATTATGGGTAGCATGTATGGTTACAAAAGTAGGTGAACTTTCGCCCGAACCCATACAAAGTCCTTATGGTATTCACGTTATTCTTAGAACTGGTTAAATTAGTTCTATAATATCAAATACAGTTTGAAGTTTTGTGCGAATTGCACGATTAGTAAAACTGGTTCTTAGCCCTTGATGCAACGGTTTAGGAGCATTATCCATTGCACACCATGCCCACCCGTTGTGTTCTGTACTTAGCACTGGAACAAATTCATCTTCTACAACACATAGATATGTGTGAAAGTGAAAAACAGCATCATTACTGACAAATGTTTCTAATGGCAGTGTTTTCTTGATATTAGGAACCGAACCAATTTCTTCAGATATTTCTCGCTGAAGACCTTGCCAAGGGTTCTCGCCTTCTACTGTAGTGCCGCCTACTAGTCCCCATGTGCCGGCATGTTTGCCAGTGGCTTTCTGCAATAACAAAAATCTATGGGTATTCCTAGCATAAATTAATGCACCACTACAAACAATACGATCTTTTAAAGTACTAGTCTCCATGCACCTGCCCTATATTCACCTTCAAAGCTCTTAACCCATGAAACTCCGTTCCATTTGTATTGAACTCCTGTGTATATATTCGTTTGATAGATCAGGTTGTCTGCATTCTGAGCCGCGGAAAACACCACAGTCCATGTTGTACCGTTGTATTCTATAATATCATTAGCTTTAGCAACAAGCGTACCCCAGGCCGTTGAATTATTTCCATCAGTATTTGTTTGCGCATCACCGATATCATCGATTAACAAGTATCGGTCGCCGGCAACAGGAGTGTTGATGGTGGGATTAAATGTTAGCGGATTGATAATCGCAACAAAAGTACCGGGACTTGCACGATAAGAACTAGCAATAGTAGTATTTCCTGGGTAAGTATCAGTGTTCCAAGTAACAGACAGCATGGTCGAATCTAACGGATTGACCGTAAATGTACCAGACACTTCATATCCGGTTGGTTGTATTAAATAAATGTGGCCAGCACCGGCAATATATTTGCCAGGATATTGGTCGAGCAATGCTAGCCAGTCAACTGGAGTTCCTTGTTTTGTAGGAATATTTAAAGATGTATTGTCAGCGGTGGAGTTTTCTCCAGGATTTAATAACTGCACCTCGCCATTAATGGCTAAAATACCAAATCCTCCGTTGATAGTAGTTGATTGTGTGCTTAATATTGATCCTAAGGTTGGGCCGTTGCCACTGTTATCAACACCAAGCCCGTCTATATAACCGTAATTTTCTGTACCAACACCGTCATAGATGCTGGTAATGATGTTTGTAATAACACCAAGTTTTTTAACTTTGACTGGCGGGCTAATCCAGATGGGACTTTCTAAAGTCAGAGTTGCAATATCGATAGGGCTATCATTACCAACTGGAACACTACGACTACTCCATGTTAGATCAGTCAAATCTAAAACACTTAGACTAGTCCAGTCGATATAGTTGTCTGTAGTTTGTAATTCCAAACTGGGATTGAATAAAACCAAGATTTGTTCCATGATCTGTAACTTTTGTTCAGTACTGCTGGCCCAAATATCAACTTTAACTATTAATTTAAACGGAGTTGGCATTAATCGTTCAACAGTATAATTACGACCCTGCCCTTCCGTATATGCGTTACCATCAACATCACGTTCTCTAAAATGCATTTTACCCACATAGCTAGGATCGCCCAATCTAGTACGATCTAGTTGTAAACCGGTGATATGCACGGCAATACGTGGCACTGCCTGCACTACGTTCTCACTGTTTTGTCGCATAATAGTAGCGGCCTGTCGATCCTGATCGCCATACATTACTGGAATTTGATGCAATGTATTATCGCCATATTTGACTGTAAAATTACTAAACACACGAATTATCTGTACTAGATATCTGCGAATTTGTTTATCATAAAAAAACTGCATTATAGATCCGCCCTGGGTTTAAGTGCTTCGCTAAGACTTGAACGTTCTGGGAATGTTTCGCCAGCAACTGTAGTAGTATTAGTATTATTGATAAATCCGGTCTTTAATGTATTGCGTGTATCAGTATTTGTCATTGTTTGACGAACTGCATCTTCAACTTTAATCCATCTTGTACCATCAAAGCGGAACAATCTGTTAGGCATAAAATCTGTCCTTAAATAAAAATCATCTTGATATGCAGTGGTCGGAAATTGTATTCCTGATCCAAATGTTGCACCATTTACTGGAACTCCATCGCCCAATAAATATCCAGTATATCCGGCACGTACCGGAACAGCCGCGATTGCGTCGGCAGTTACAGTATCAATACTGCCATCCTCACCGGTAATATCTGCAGTTTGATTTATAACACTTCGACCTGTTAACGGATCAACAGCCAATGTAAAGAATTGTCTAGTTTCATAACCGCTCAACGGTGCGTTAGCTTCGGCTTCGTCTAATATTCCTTGATTGACTATCAAATCTTTAGCACGAGTACTAAGCAAATCTTGTAATGTTGGGCCTGTTGGATTGTCGGCATTTGCCGGCAATGCAAAAATATCTTTATATTGTTGACTGTCAACAATTTTTTTAATTTTTAATCTATATAGATGTGGATACCATGTGGCACTGAATCCTTCGCTAGCACGACCCACATCTTCAATTACATAATATCTAGGCAAACTAACATCGTAGTCATTAAATGCAAACTCATCGCGCAGATGCGGCAATTCGATTACATCCCCGCTCATTGGTTTGCGGCCAATATACTTGATAAAATCATTAATATGCACAGTCATGTATAGTGTGTCGTTATCGATAAACAAGCCAAATTGGCTCAGATTAAAATCTACATTTTGTACATTATAAATTCCACGTAATTTGTACACGCTAGAATCGTATTTTCTATCACGATTTTCTAACAATACTAAATCCTGGATTTGTGTGTAATCTTTAGTAGTCACATTACCGTTAGCATCAGTAGTTTGTGTACCTACATATTTGTGCAAGTATACATCTGTGCCCCCAACCTGAAACATTTCAGAAATCTGGCGATCCATAAATTTATAGTCTTGCCCACGTTCGGGTTTATACAGTGATAGTCTTGGCATATGATATTTATCGCCAGCTAAATATGTGTGGAGAATCCAATTATGTCAGATACATCTGCAAGTACCAGCTTATTAGAGCGAAATAAAGTGTTCGATTATGTGCGAGACATGCTGGGTGATGGCATGATCGAAGTAGAACTCGATCCTAAACATTATGAAACAGCATTAAATCGTGCTATAACCAAATTACGCCAGCGCAGTAGTAATGCTGTGGAAGAAAGTTATTTGTTTATAGAATTGACGGTAGATCAAAACGAATACAGATTACCTGACGAAGTTATCAGTGTACAGAGTGCATTTCGCCGAAGTATTGGAAGTAGAACAGGTATGGGTGCAGGCGGTAGTCTGTTTGAACCGTTTAATTTGGCCTATACAAACACATATCTCATGAACGGAAGCCAATTAGGCGGTATTGCCACTTACGAATTGTATTCGGGATATCAAAAGTTATTGGGACGCATGTTTGGTAGTTTTATCGAGTTCAATTGGAATCCTACCAAGCACATGTTGACAATCTTACAACGTCCATTTGCTACAGGAGAACAGATTTTATTGCGCACACAAAATTATCGTCCAGATTTCGTCCTATTGCAAGACATTTATGCAAAACAATGGTTATACGACTACACATTAGCTACTTGCAAACTGATGTTAGGTGAAGCTCGCAGTAAGTTTGGACAAATCGCCGGCCCAAGTAGCGGAATTCAACTTAACGGCGCCGCACTTAAAACAGAAGGTACTACAGAGATCACTCAATTAGAAAAAGACATTGGCGATTTGATTCCTGGTGGTACTCCAATGACCTTTATTATTGGCTAAAAAACTCTTGACCTTGTAATAAAATTGTTATATACTAGAGTTACTTTAGGGGGCTCTATGATCATAGGCGTATGCGGTTTTATTGGTTCAGGCAAAGATACCATTGCCGATTATCTTACAAATTTCCACGGTTTTAGACGAGAGTCATTTGCCAACAGTCTCAAAGATGCGGTGGCACATGTATTCGGTTGGGATCGAACCATGTTAGAAGGCCGTACAAAACAAGCTCGCGAATGGCGTGAACAAGT